GCACAACGTGGGGCGTGTTTTATCACCCCGACGATGACGGCATATCACAGCCGAATATCATCCTATTGGATGCCTACAAAGAACGTCTGGAGTTTCCTGAGCTAAAGAAAACGGCTTATGAAATGTGGAGCGAAATGCAACCAGACGCATTTATCGTGGAAGGAAAGGCGGCAGGGATGCCGCTTATTTTTGAGCTACGGGCGATGGGGATTCCGGTTTCGGAATATACCCCCTCGCGTGGCAACGACAAGATAGCAAGGGTCAACGCTGTTGCTGACTTGTTCGCCTCTGGCAACGTATGGGCGCCAGAGACACGATTCGCTGAAGAAGTCATTGAGGAATTTGCCGCGTTCCCTGCTGGGGAGCATGACGATCTTGTGGACTCTTCAACGCAAGCACTTCTCCGTTTCAGACAGGGCGGCTTTGTTTCGCTCCACACTGACGAGGAAGATGACTTTGACCCCCACGGGAGGGTCGCCAACTACTACTGAGGGTTTATGGCCTTTCTGCAAAGTAATATCCCACACTTCAAGTGCTGGGTAAGGCGCGAATACACGCACAACCACAGCAAATACCACGGCGAGTTTTTACACGCTATGGCGATTGCGGTTACAACGATGCCTTGTCGGTGTCTCAGCTTCCAGATTATATTCACTGGCGCTGAAACCTATGACAACGATGAGCCAAACATCCACGGAGGCGCGATGTGGGCAAGGATGCCCATCACTGCTCTGGTCGGAGATACCCCCTTTGAGGAGTGGCCCGAGCCAATGCCGGTTTACGCGGCACAGCCGTGGGACTGTTCATCGCGTGAACACAGCGTTTACGTCCTTGACAGAGCAACGCCGTGTCCTTGGATTGCCAAGATAGACGGGGAGTTCTACCCTGCAAAGTATCTGTTTACGGTGGACTACACAGATAACGAGATCGCAGATGACCCTGCTCAACACAAACAGAGTCATGTGATGGAGCTTCTGGATGCAGGCCCGTGGACAGGCAACATTGTGGCGCTACCCAATAACCGTGTACGGGTGACACACCCAGCATGGTGGTCAACGGGAGAGGGCGCACCGGACTTCAGGCCGTCACAGCATATCCACTATTCCAAATCTGACTTGGACTACACGCTGGACGTAAACAGAGTATTCGACAACTTATATGCAGGTGAGGACGATGAGAAATAAGATGGACCCGAAAGGCGGCAAAATGCGAATGGGCATGGCGTCAGGTAGCGGTGAAAAGATGCCAATGAAGCGAGACAAGGACGGAGAGCTAAGACCGGCTTTTGTTGTTGACGCAGAGGGCAAGGCTGTAGGTGGTGTTGCCAAGCAGAATGTTCCCAAGACCAAGGGCTACTTCAAAGGCGGCAGAACTATGAGCAAAGGTGGCGTTGCTGGCGGTGCCAAGAAAAAGATGCCGGGGATGAGATACGGCGGCACAGCCATGAAAAACAAGATGAACACCAAGGGTGGCAAAGGCTAAGTGGCTAAAAAAACTACAAGGGGCAAGCGTGGAAGCGGCCTAGACCCTGACTTTACTCCAGCCGGAAAATTTCCCGTACCCATTGATCCCGCCGATGATTCTACTTTTTTTAAAAACAGGTCTTCTGTTGGCTTTACTTTGAATAAAAAACAAAGGGAAGAAAGGGAAGAAAGGGCGGCTAAGAGCAAAGAGCGTTTTGCAAAAAGAGAAAACAGAAGAAGAGAAGCCCTTGTTGATGCATTGGAAGACAATTATGGCTTCAATGATTCTGTAAAATCCAAGGTTGACCGTGATGACAGAAAAGAAATGCGCGGTGGCGGAGCCGCTACTCGTGGAACCAGATTTTCTAGTAGGTCTAACTAAATGGCTATCGACCGCGTAGCAACGCCTTTTAGCCCTCAAGGGGCTGGCGAAAACCTAGAAATCGTGATCGAAAACCCTGAGTCTGTCAGCGTGATGGACGAAGACGGCGGCATGATTATTGATTTCGACCCAAATATGCCTGTCCTTATGGGCGCAGATCATGGCTCTAACCTAGCTGAGTACATGGATGAGCGAGACCTAGATAGTCTTGCGAGCGAGCTTGTCGGGCAGTTTGACGCTGACCGGATGAGCCGTGCGGATTGGGAAGACTCTTATGTCCGTGGTCTTGATCTTCTTGGACTTAAGTTTGAAGACAGGTCTACACCGTGGGAGGGCGCTTGTGGCGTCTTTCACCCGATGCTGTCTGAGGCGGTTATTCGTTTTCAAGCCCAGACTATACAGGAGATATATCCTGCCAGTGGTCCTGTAAAGACCACTATCGTCGGCAAGATAGACGATGAAAAGACCAAGCAGGCACACAGAGTACAGAACTACCTGAACTACCTGATTACCCAGCGTATGACGGAGTACAGGACGGAAACAGAGAAGCTGTTGTTCTCTCTGCCGATTGCAGGCTCTGCATTCCGCAAAGTCTATTTTGACCCAAGTATGGGCAGACCCTGCGCCATGTTTGTGCCAGCAGAGGATTTTGTGGTCAGCTATGGTGCGTCTGACTTGTCAACGTGTGAGCGTGCCACCCATGTGATGAAGAAAACTTCCAATGAAATCAGGAAGTTACAAGTTGCTGGGTTTTATTCAGATATAGACTTGCCTGCACCAACACCGGACATTTCTGAGATACAGCAGAAATATGACCGGATGACGGGAGACTCGGACAACTACGAGCTTGACCATAGGCACACCCTGTTGGAGATGCACGTTGACATCGACCTGCTAGGGTTTGAGGACACGGACAAAGGCAAGCCTACGGGTATTGCTTTGCCCTATGTTATTACCATTGACAAGTCATCACGAACGATCCTGTCAATACGGCGCAACTGGTACGAAGACGACCCCACCAAGATGAAGCGGGATCACTACGTTCACTACCAGTATCTGCCGGGGCTGGGATTTTACGGGTTTGGCTTGGTACACATGATCGGCGGTCTATCCAAGTCGGCAACATCCCTGCTCCGACAGTTGGTAGACGCTGGAACACTTGCCAACCTACCGGGAGGGTTGAAGTCCAGAGGACTCAGAATCAAGGGTGATGACACTCCCATCATGCCCGGAGAGTTCCGTGACGTAGACGTTCCGGGTGGTGCTATCCGTGACAACATCACGTTCCTGCCATACAAGGAGCCAAGCAACGTCCTCTACCAGTTGCTGGGTGATATTGTGAATGAGGGGCGTCGATTCGCGTCAGCGGCAGATGTCAAAGCCTCAGACATCAACGGAGAAGCGCCGGTTGGCACCACACTTGCAGTGTTAGAGCGCGAGATGAAGGTGATGAGCGCGGTGCAGGCCCGCGTCCATGCCGCTGTCTCCAAAGAACTCAAGATATTGTCAGAGCTTGTCAGGGACTACGGCCCAGAGGTCTACCCCTATGAGGAAGAGAACGGGCAAACTGTTCCCACGGACTTTGACGACAAAGTAGACATTATTCCAGTCAGCGACCCCAATGCGGGGACGATGGCGCAAAGAATCATGCAGTATCAGGCGGCGTTGCAGTTGGCGGCTCAAGCACCCCAGATGTACGACTTGCCCTTACTGCATCGTCAAATGCTTGAAGTTCTGGGCATTCAAGACGCAGAAAAAATCGTACCAACAGAAGATGACATTAAGCCTACAGATCCTGTCACTGAAAATATGAACATTCTGACGGGTGAGCCCGTCAAAGCGTTTATATATCAGGATCAAGAGGCCCATATCCAAGTTCACATGGCGGCGTTACAAAACCCAGAAATCATTAAGATGGTTTCTAAGGCGCCCAACAGAAAGGCAATTGAAGCGGCTATGGCGGCTCATATTGCTGAACACGTTGCATTTGCATACAGGGCTAAGATTGAGAAAGAGCTGGGCGTAGAGCTTCCCGGCCCAGAAGAAAAGCTACCAGAAGAGATAGAACTGCGAATATCCAGACTGGCGGCACCAGCGGCAGAACAGCTTACAGGCAAGGCCAAGATGATGGCTCAAGCCGAACAAAATGCAAAACAATCTCAAGACCCAGTTGTCCAAATGCAACAAAGAGAGCTGGCGATCAAAGAACAGCAAGCGGCGGCTAAAGCGCAGACTGACATGGCAAAAGTTCAAGTTGATGCACAAAAAGCACAGGCCAAAACATTGCTGGATCTTGAAAAAATGGATCAAAACGAAAGACTGGAAGCGGCCAAGATAGCCGCAAAAATAGCACTGGAAGAAACAAAAGAATCAAATCAGCAAGAAATAGAAGGCTTTAGGGCTGGATTCGACCTCATAAGAGACGCAATAGATGGTGAAGAAAGCAACGAATAACATTCTTCAGGCCATACAGAATGATCTGAGAACCCAAATGAACGAGGTTTCAGATCACATGGCAGTAGGTGGTTGCAAGGATATGGACGAGTATTCTCGCAATGTTGGAATAATACAAGGGCTTGCCTTTGCAGAAAGAACGCTACTGGACTTAGACGACAGGTTAGAGCGCGAATAATTCGTTACAAACGGTAACGCATGGTGACACTGGACACCCACTTCTAGTGCAGGAACGAGCTATGACGGAAAAAGACACAGAAGTTGCCAAGCAACTACCTGACCCAAAAGGTTATAAATTACTTATCGCTCTCCCAGAGCCGGAAGAAATGACGGAGGGGGGCATCCTCAAAGCAAAAGAAACCATGTACATAGAAGAGATTGGCTCTGTTTGTGGTTTTGTTTTGAAGAAGGGCGCTGACGCTTATGCAGATAAAAAGCGTTTTCCAAGCGGCCCGTGGTGCGAAGAAGGCGACTGGGTGCTAATGCGCTCATACAGCGGAACGCGCTTTAAAGTTCACGGTAAGGAGTTTCGCCTTATCAATGACGACAGCGTTGAGGCAGTAGTTGAAGACCCAAGGGGGATTGTGAAGGTATGAGCGAAGAGCAGATGGAAGAGCAAACCATGTCCACTGAGGACAAGTTTTTTGGTGTCAAGACAACTATTGGCGGTGAAAAAACCGATGTTGATGTAGAAGTCGTAGATGATCGGCCCCCAGAAGATCGCCGTCCTCCAGCCAAAGAAGCCAAGGAAGAGGCAGTTGAATCAGAAGACGAAGAACTGGAAGGTTATTCGGAAAAAGTCAAAAAACGCATTAATAAACTACGTTACCAACAGCATGAAGAGCGCAGGCAACGCGAAGCCGCTGAAAAGATGCGTGAAGAAGCTGTACGGGTGGCGCAAAAGTATGCAGAAGACAACAAAAAGTACCATGCGATCATTCAAGAGGGTGAGCAGTATTTGGTGCATCAAATTAGAGAGCGAGCTAATTTGGCTTTGGAGCAAGCTAAAGGTCAGTATCGCCAAGCATACGAAGAAGGAAATACGGACAAGGTTGTCGAAGCCCAAGAAGCTATGATGAAGGCTCAGTCAGAGTTTCAATCTGCCGACTACCAGATGAACCAAATAAATCAAAATAGAGAACAATGGAAGCAGTGGCAACAGCAACAAGAAAGCATGCCGCAACAACCCACTGCACCACAACCAGAACAAGTTGAACAACCACCACAGCCAACAGAAAAGGCGGCTAAGTGGGCGCAGGACAACCCTTGGTTTGGTCAGGAAAAGGACATGACTGCTCTGGCGTATGGCGTCCATGAGCGGCTTGTCAGGGATGAAGGGTACGACCCCAACTCCGACGAATACTTTGAGACTATAGATCGCACGATTCGGTCTAAGTTTCCAGAATACTTTGGCGACGAGGAGGTTTCTACGGAAGAATCCTACGCTAAAAGTCCCCCCGTGGTTACAGCGCCGTCCTCACGGAATAACGGTGCAAAGCCACGCAAGGTGAAACTGACTCGCACTCAGTTGAGCCTAGCCAAAAGGCTTGGGTTAACGCCCGAACAGTATGCCAACCAGCTTGTTAAGGAGGCTCAGTAATGGCAGAAGAGCGCACAGACAGGGACGCAGAGTCCAGAGAAATTGAAACAAGACCTAACGATTCGTGGCTTCCGGCCTCCGTATTACCCAAACCCAACCCTAAGCCGGGTTGGGAGTTTCGGTATATACGCACCAGCACACTGGGCCATGCGGATAACACGAATGTCTCTCAAGCGTTTCGGGAGGGTTGGGTTCCTTGTCCAAAAGACGAACATCCAGAGCTAGAGGTAATGTCTGATATCGACTCACGCTTTGTGGGAAATATTGAAATAGGTGGTCTTCTTCTTTGTAGAATTCCAACGGAAGTTTTGAAGAAGAGAGAAAACCATTTTCAACACGTTGCTGATAGCCAGATGGAATCTGTGGACAACAATTTCTTAAAGCAAAACGATCCCCGAATGCCCGTTCTGAACCCTGAGCGGTCAACTCGGACTACCTTCGGTCGAAGTTGACTCCGGTTTACCGGAGAGCTTTGGCCTTAACTCTAAGTTTGGAGACTTAAAATGGCTACAGCGGCTACTCCGATGGGTGCAGAACCCGTAGGCACTCTTAGTGCTTCTGGTTCTTTCACCGGAAAAGTGCGCCATATCAAGATTGCCAGTGGTTATGCCACAGACATCTTTTATGGCGATTTCGTCAAGCTGGTTGCTACTGGTACTCTGGAAAAAGCGGCAGTTACTACTGCTGTCGTGGCAGGAACTGT